TTAAGTTCAGGAACAGGAATTAAATGGATTTCAGATGGTACTCCTGTAGAAATAACACAATACTATAGACCTTCTAATACTAATGAAGATGGCACAACATCAACTGAGGCTTCTTTTACAATTAACTTTGATGATGAAATTGATGAATGGAACTTAACAAATTATGATGGAGGAACTAACTCTTTGTTTAAAAAGTTTTATGCTAATTACATTAATGGAATCTTTGAAGAAAAGAAAAGAATATATAAGTTAAAAGGATACTTGCCAACAGATATATTAGCTAATTATAGATTGAATGATGAGCTTGTGATACAAGATAGGACTTTTACGATTAATTCTATAAGCACAAACTTTAAAACTGAAATAAGTCAATTAGAATTACTAAACAAATTATAATTATGATAAAAGATATACTTGATTTATTAAACGCCTCTGATTGGTATGGAATTGGAGAAAACATAGATATAGCTAAAGGAAAATATGCAGCAGTGAATAGTTTTGAAGAAATGAAGGAACAACTTAAAAGATTAAAAGATGGCAACTAAGAAAATACTTATTCAAGTAATACTTGATGATAAAGCGAGTGCTTCTAATAAAAAGCTTGGCAATAGTTTAGGCAAGACTACTGGCGAGTTTAAAAAGATGACAGCAGAGCAAGAAAAACAATATGTTAGTCAACAAAAAAACGTAATACAAAATAAATTATATACTGATTCACTTAAAGCACAAGCACTATCACAAGTTGATGTAGCTGAAGCGACTGGAAATGCAAGAGCACAATCTGGATTAAATAATGCAATACTTTTAGAAACTGGTCGTTTAGCATCAGATGCTTCTTATGGTTTTACTGCTATGGCAAATAACTTAGGTCAAATAGTAAGTTTATTTGGCTCTTTTGTTAAAACTAATGATGGTGTTATAGCTTCATTTAATCAGTTAATTCGTTCTTTGTGGGGAACTGGTGGATTACTAATTGGTATTCAATTATTAATTTCATTTGGTCCTGCAATATTTAAATTCTTTAAGGATTTGATTGGTTTTGGTAATGAATTAAAAGAGTCTTTTGAAGATATTAGTTCAAGTATAGGAACTGTCACAGGTAGATTTGAAATATACCTAAGAACTTTACAAGACGCTGGAAAAAGCGAGCAAGAACATTTAGACGCAATTACTGCATTAAATAAAGAATTTCCAGAATACATTGAAAAACTAGAAAAGGCAGGTTTATCTATAGAAGATGTTAAAAATAAAACAAAAGAATCTATTGATATAAATAAACTACAAAGAGAAGAAATAAAAAAGCTTGCTATATCTAGGGCAGCACAAACTAAAATAGAAGAAGAATCAGCTAAATTATTACAAATAGAAATAGACAAAGAAATAGCAGTTAGAAGTGCATTAAACGAAAAACAAAACGAGATTGAGGATAATGAAAAAAGAATAGCTGAAAATAAAAGAATAAGAGAAAAAAGACTTACTGAAGAAATTACAGCAGCAGAAGGATTAAAAGTTATAAACAATGAACAAGATATTATAAATCATGAAAAAGAACTTGAAAGAATAGATAAAAAAATAGAAAAACAAAAAGAACTTCGTGAAACTGAAACTGAAGAAGAAAAGGAGATACAACAAAGAATAAATGTATTGCTACAGTTCTCAGATATTGCTACTGAAATTGCAGAAAGAACAGTAGTTAAAACACAAGAAATATTTACAAAAGGAATTGAACAAAGCGAAGAATATACAGAAAGAACTAGACAAATAATTGCTGGTGAAGCTCTTGTAGAAGGCTTAGAAGAAAGAAGTGAAAGTTTAGACGAATTTGGTAAAAAGAGTAAAGATAGATTAGAACTAGCAACGAGACACGAGAAGATAGAGGCTGACGCTAGAATAAGAATAAAAAAAGCATACTTTGATAGCGTTAGTTCAATTAGTAAAGGATTAAAAGCTTTAGGAGATTTAGATGATGGCTTTAAAATAGCATCAATTATTACAGAAAAAGCACAAGCTATAGCTAAAGTAGTAATAAAAACAAAAGAAACAAATACAGTAATTCAGGCTGCTGCTCTTGCAAAATCTGCATTAGGTGACCCTACAGCTATTGCTAAAGGGAGGGTTAGGGTATTAAAAAACAATATAGTTTCTGGAATTAATATAGCTGGTATTGTAGCAGCAGCAGCAGGAGGTATAAATTCAATTAAAAGCAAATCATCTGTTAGTCCATCGTTAGGTAGTGCAGGAGAAGCAGGAGAAGCAGGAGAAGTGCAAGCTCCTGACTTTAATGTAGTAGGTGCAGGAGGTGTAAGCCAATTAGCAACTACATTAGCAGGTGTAACAGGGCAACCATTAAAAGCATTTGTTGTAAGCAAAGAAATAACATCAGCTCAAGAACTAGAAAGAAATATTACAGATACGGCATCAGTCGGTTAATTATTAAAATAAATTCAATATGAAAATAGTAGAATTACTTATAGACGAAGAACAATTATTATCAGGTATAGAAGCTATATCTATAGTTGATGAACCTGCAATAGAAGAAAACTTTATTGCTTTATCTAAACAGCACGAAATACAACTTGCTGAAGTAAATAAAGAAAAGAAAATATTAATGGGAGCTGCCTTAGTTCCTAATAAAAATATCTATAGAAGAAATGGTGAAGACGAATATTACATATTCTTTAGTGAAGATACAGTAAGACAAGCATCACAATTATTCTTAATGAGAGGTAATCAAAACAAATCTACTTTAGAACATCAAGCTGAATTACATGGTTTATCTGTTGTTGAATCTTGGATTATAGAAGATGATGTACACGATAAATCAAGAAAGTATGGTATGGATTTGCCTATTGGTACTTGGATGGTTTCAATGAAAGTAAACAATGATGAAGTTTGGAATGATTATGTTAAAACTGGTAAAGTAAAAGGATTTTCTATAGAAGGTTATTTCACTGATAAAATTGCTATGAGTAAGATAGAAGAAATACATAATGAAGAAGAAGCAACTGAAATATTACTAGAGATTGCCAATTCAATACTAGATAATAAATATGAGCTTGCTACATATAGTGATTATGGAAGTGGTGTTAGGAACAACGCTAAAAGAGGTATTGAACTTAATAAAAAGGTAAACAATAAATGTGCAACTAGCGTGGGAAAAATAAGAGCTCAGCAGTTGTCAAGAGGTGAAAAATTGAGTGTATCAACAATTAAAAGAATGTACTCATATTTAAGTCGAGCAGAGACATATTACGATGCTGGAGACAGTAAAGCTTGTGGAACTATATCTTACTTATTATGGGGAGGCAAAGCAGGTTTAGCTTGGTCAAGAGGTAAACTAAGAGAACTTGGTGAATTAAAAATGGCATCCATGGTTGTAGATAAAGACCATGCAATTATAAATGATAGATTAGCATATTCAAGTAAAGAAATGGCTGAAAAGATGGCTGAAGATTTAGATTGTAAAGGAATACACGAACACGAGCTTGAAGGTAAAACTTGGTATATGCCTTGTGAACAACACAAGCTAGCAGAAGTAGGAAAAGATGGAGCAATAAGAAAAAGTCCTAAAGCACCTAAATCTGATACACCTAACAAAAACCCTAAAGGTAAAGGAACAGCAAAGGGAGATGCTTCTGGTAAGACAGGGGCTAAGGTGTCTGCAAAAGATAGAGCTTCATTACAAAAGAAAGCTGATGATTTTAATAAAAAATATAAAGAAAAATTAGGTTATGGCATAACTGTTGGTATGTTAGCTTCAGTATTTCAAAGAGGTTTAGGAGCTTATAATACAAGTCATTCACCAAATGTAAAATCACCTTCACAATGGGCACACGCTAGAGTAAATGCTTTTATGTATCTAGTAAGAAATGGAAGACCAGAAAATGCTAAATATACAACTGATTATGATATACTGCCAACTAAACATCCTAAAAGCAGTAAGAAATGAGTAAAACAAATGAAACTGTAGGAAACGCTGTTCCAAGTGGTAGTAGAAGAGGTTGTATGTGTAAAAATGGTACATACTCAAGAAAGTGTTGTGATGGAACTTTAAGAGCTCAAGGAGTTGGTAAAATAAGAGGTGAAGTTTATGTTGGAGATGAGTACTATTACAGGGTACAAAGATGTGGTCATAGTATGAAGAAAGAAATTCATTTGCACGATACTGAGCTTATAGTTGGTAATGTATATTATTTAGATTTTGAGAACTCAGGTCATAGTAATTGTTATACTGTATTAAATATTGCTTCAAGTGGAGAACATCACATAAATTCTGCCACATTATATAGTGATTGTACAACTTGTATCGATACAAACTAAAAATGTAACAACCTTTTTACATACAGTTATTTAAGTAAGATAAATTAATTTAATAATCGAAATTTATGGAAAACACTAAAGCTACATCAATTTTGAACGACATCATGGAAAAACTATCACTAGTTAAGAAAGATGAAGTAAAAGAAGTTGAAGTGAATCAAGAAGTAAATCTTTCGGAACAAATTAAAGAAGAAGAGAAATTATCTCAAGAATTAACAGAACTTGCCTGCCAAGAAGAAGTTAAAGAGGAATTATCTACTGAAGAAGTTGTTTCTGAAGAATTACAAGAAGAAGTTCCTGTTATAGAGGAAGCTTCTCAAGAAATTGAGATGGATGAAACCAAATACGTTGGAAGAGACGAGTTTGATTCTAAAATCTCTGAACTAAAGAAATTGATTGAGGAAATGAAATTAGGTTACAGTGAGGAAAAACTATCTATGGAAACTAAAATAGAGAAGTTATCTGCTGAACCAGCTTCAGAACCAATATCACACAACCCTGAAGGGGAAGTAAAACAAAACTTTAAATCTTATGGTCAAAACAAAGTACTGAGCACTAGAGATAGAGTAATGAACAGAATTGCTAATTTAAAATAAACTAAAACAAAAACAATTAAAAAATGGCTACTACTACATCAATTACAAGTACTTATGCTGGCGAATTTGCAGGCAAGTACATTTCTGCTGCTTTATTATCAGGTGTTACACTTGATAGAGGTGGTATTGAAATCAAACCAAATGTAAAGTTCAAAGAGGTAATTAAAAAGATTGCTACTGATTCTAACGTAATCAAAGATGCAACTTGTGATTTTACTGACACTGCAACTATTACATTAACTGAAAGAATCCTTCAACCAGAAGAGTTCCAAGTAAACCTAGAGCTTTGTAAGAAAGACTTTAGAAGTGACTGGGAAGCTATATCAATGGGATATTCTGCTTTTGACAACTTACCTCCTAAATTCAGTGACTACTTAATCGGTCACGTTTCTGGATTAGTTGCTGAAAAAACAGAAAACAACATCTGGTCTGGTGTTAACGGAAACGCTGGTGAATTTGACGGATTCTCTACTTTAATGGCTGCTGACGGAGATATTATCGACGTTGCTGCTGGAACTGTAACTTCTTCTAATGTAATTGCAGAATTAGGAAAAATAGTTGACGCTATTCCTTCTGCTTTATACGGAAAAGAAGATTTATTTATCTATGTATCTCAAAATATTGCTAGAGCTTATGTAAGAGCACTAGGAGGATTTGGAATCTTAGAAAACGCTGCTGGAAGTGAAAACGTATCTAGCATTGGAGCTAACGGTGTATCTAATCAAGGTACTATGTGGTGGCAAAATGGAGCATTATCTTTTGATGGTGTAAAATTATTTGTTGCTAATG